GTTAGGTTTTCCAATAGCTGCAGCACTTGGTCTTGGACTTTTTGTATGGAAGCTAATTAACAGAATTATTGATGGTATGGAGACAAAACTTGATACTGTTGATGATAAAGTCAATACATCTATAACAGCGATGGAAGAAAGGTTAGGCACAAAACTTGATTCCCAACATGGAATTTTAGTAGCATTGATTGATAGGGTGCGTAGCTTAGACAATGAAATCATTAGACAAGATACGTTGATAAAAACTATTTTAGGAGTGCCACAGCTTATTGATAGCAACAAGATAGCAAAGGCAGATAGAGATGACCAAAGAAAAGACTAAGAAAAAAAGAGGCAGACCAAGCAAGAAAGAATTGAAAATTAAGCAGGAAAATATTGAAAAAAGAGGTATTGCAATAGCGATGGGTATAATTGCTGTATTTCTTTTTATTGGTATTTTTACTGTAAATGTAACTGCAGATCAAATTACATTCAAATTTAAGTCTCCATCTTTTTCTGGTGTTAATACAAGTTCGCATTATTTGACTATTGAAAATCAAGAACATATGCGAAAAATGACAATCAAAGAAGAAATAAAAGCATTACAAGATGAACTTGAAAGAGATGCTGAAAATACAACTTTAGCAAGGTTTATAAGAAATTTAGAAAGTCGTATTTATGCACAAATATCAAGGCAGATTGTTGAAAATATGTTTGGTGAAACCCAGTCTACAGAGGGATCATTTGAACTTGAGGGCAACATTATTTCCTACAAAATAGAAGATGGCATGATTATACTTACAATTTTTAATTCAAATGATGGATCAACGACTGTTATTGAATTGCCTCTTGGTGATTTCAGTTTCTAGCTGCAGCATTTTTGACGTAGTAAGAGAAACCAACCCAAAAACTTTTAAGCTTGAAGGCAGAGAAAGTTTTAGTATTTATGATTTACAATCAAAAGAATTAGAAAATGTTACTGCACCTCTAATCAAACCAGTCATTGCAGTTTATCCAACTTCATTTTTAGATCAAACAGGACAAAGAAAAAGCAACAGTGAGTTTGCGCTTTTTTCTTCTGCAATAACGCAAGCACCATACACAATTCTTATAAGAGCACTTAAGCACGCAGCAAGTGGTGATTTTTTTCGTGTCGTTGAACGTGTAGGCTTAGATAACCTCACAAAAGAAAGACAGCTTATCAGATCAACAAGAGAACAGCTTGATGATACAAATGTTCTTTCACCACTACTTTTTGCAGGTGTATTGCTTGAAGGTGCGGTTGTAAGCTATGATACTAATATTGCCACTGGTGGAGTTGGTGCAAGGTATCTTGGAATTGGCTCTAGTATGCAGTATAGAGAAGATTCTGTAACTGTAAGTTTGCGTATGGTTTCAGTGGCAACAGGCGAAATACTTATTGAAGTAATGTCGCAAAAAACAATTTACAGTTATGGTCAGTCGCAAGATGTTTTTAAATTCATAGAGATGGATACTGAACTTGTAGAAGTAGAGATAGGCTCTGCTTCCAATGAAAGCACTACGCTTGCGCTTATGAAAGCAATAGAAGGCGCAGTGTTAGAACTTATTAAAATAGGTTACAACAGAGGGTATTGGAAATATGAATAAATTTTTAAACTTAATTTTATTTTTATCTTTATCAGTTTTTGCTGATAATGAAATTTATGTTGATCAATCTGGTAATTCTGCAAACATTGATCTTGAACAATTGGGTGGCTCAAACTTAATTGGTGGCTCTGAGGCCACTTCTGGCACAATGACTGCTCTTGATCTTGATGGTGTTTCTATGACACTTGATATTAACCAAATAGGATCATCAAATATATTTAGATCAGATGCTATTGATGGTGATAATTTTACAGGCTTCTTTGAGTTTGAAGGTGATAGTAATGTTATGGATATTCTTCTAAATAGCACAGGTCTTATTACTGCTGATTATATAAATCTTAATATTGATGTAACAGGTGGCAGTAATCAAATTGACCTTGCAATTGCAGAAAATGCAGATGCATCTTATCTTGATTTAGACTGGATTATTCTTGGTGATAGTAATGATCTTGACTTTGATATTGACTACGCCAACGCTATTAACTATGTTGATATAAATGGTAATTCCAACGAATTAGATTTTACAGCTAGTGGATATGCAGGAACAACAGTGTCAGATTCTGGTTATTTTTATTTAGATTTAGATGGTAGTTCAAATGATATTGACATTACACAATCATCTACACTTGCGAGGGATTATCTCAAAATTATTAGTAATACTTCTAATTCCACTATTTGTGTCGTTCAAAACGATCAAGGCACAACAACAGGATGCTAGTATTGGTGATGTCTCTGAACTAAGAGGTAACGCAAAGATTATAAGGGATGCACCCTTAGATGCTTTTGTAGATTTTGACATTCAAAGCAATGATGAAGCCATAACATCAAATGGTCGTATGGCTATAACTTTTTTAGATGATTCAATTGTAAAACTTACAGAACATAGCCAACTATTAATTAATGAATATATTTATGACCCAAATCCTTCAAAGTCTAAAATGGCTCTTACCTTTGCTCTTGGCACGACCAGATTTATTTCTGGCAATATAGATAAACTCAATAAACAAAACATTTCATTAAAAACACCCACAGCAAATATTGCTATCAGAGGAACTGATTTCACTGCAACAGTTAATGAACTAGGGGAAAGTTTAATCATTCTGTTACCAGATCAATATGGCTTATCTAGTGGTGAAATAGAAGTAATTACTGCAACAGGAAGTGTAATATTAAATAAACCTTTTCAAGCAACCACTGTTTCTGTTTTTGAAAGTGCGCCAAGTAAACCTGTAGTATTGGATTTGTCTCTTGATCTCATTGATAACATTCTGATTGTTTCTCCTCCAGAAGAAAAAATACAAGAACAAGAAACTATTTACACTAGCGAAGGCGACAGTATTCTAGATTTTAATGATCTAGATATTGATTACCTAGAAGAAGATTTTTTGGATAATACATCTGAACTTGAGTTCACAGAATTAGATATAAATTATTTAGATGTAAATTTTTTAGAGGATTTGTTGAATATACTTGATGAATTACAGGTGCAAGAAGAACAAGATCAATTACAAGCAGATGTTGGTGCTGTTCAATTGTCTGGCACTCAATTCGGTCAAGACTTAGAAACACAAATCACTACGTTTCTAACAGGTGAAAAATTGACAATATTGAGGGCAGTAAACAGCACAGCAAGGGTTGATATTGATTCTGATGATAGTTACACAGTCATTATCATACAAGATGGTGTTTCAAGAACTATAAAGATTAATGGTGGCAGCAGTAGTGTCATAAGAATAAGGCAGGAAAACTAAAAAAGAGTTTTTTTGGAGGTGGGTGGCGCAATTTTACGACTTGGTTTTTGAGGTTGAGATTTTTGACACCACCCAAAATAAATGAAAAAATCCTTATATCAAATAAAGATACATTAAATATATCATGAAAAAATTAATTTTCATAATTCTTCCAATCTTGGTTGCGCCCCTTCTACTACAAACAACATTTACAGAAATACTTAAGTTAAGAACTTTTGATGCTTTAGTGAAAAAGTATGATGAGTCTGGATATTTTACTATTCTAAATATTACTGAAGATGATCTTGCGTCTGAAGGTGGTTACCCTTTACCAAGAGCAAGATTAGCAGAAATACAAATGGAACTATTACAGAAAGGCGCACTGGGTGTCGGATGGGTGTTGTCTTTTCCACAAGCAGATAGATTTGGTGGAGATGAAGCATTTGCGAAAACCCTTTGTATGTCAGATGCTGTGTTAGCAATGTTTGAAGATGGCAGCGGAAACTTTCCAAAAACATCTGGAACTGTAATTGTTGGAAATAATACAGGAGGTATAAAAACATCTGGAGTTTTACCAAACATACAAATTTTGAGTAAATGTGCTGATGAAGGTATTGCAGTTGCACCCACAGAGGTTGATAACTTAGTAAGAAGAATACCTTTACTTCTGCAAACACCAGATGGATATGTTTCTGCTTTCGGAACAGAAGTTTTGAAAGTTTTAGCAGGAAGTAAAACATATATTATCAAAACAAATGATATAGGTATTGAAGAAATTACTGTGCAAGGATTGCCACCAGTAACAACTGATCAATATGGCAGGAAATGGATTTCTTGGGTGCAAACTAAGGAAACAGATTTGCAAGAAATGGATGTTGAAGGCAGATATGTTTTCATAGGTTTTACTGCTGCAGGCATCATGCCACAAATTGCAACACCAGTTGGATTATTAGAGCCACATAAGATACAAGCTGCGTTGTCAGAAAGTATTTTGATACAGGACTCACCAACTGTTCCAGATTGGCATTTAGCTGCAGAATTGGCTTTTTTTACGTTTTTTGTGTCCTTGTCGTGGCTTGTATTGCATTATTTTGGCATCACCCTTAGTCTTGGTATGGGTGTAATATCAATGGCTTGTGTGGCTTTAGGTGGATACACCTTTATACAAAAAGGCTTACTAATTGATGTTTCTTGGACATTAGTTTCACAGTTCATTACAAGTTCAATTGCTTTCTATTTACGATTTAGAGAACAATACAAATTGCGTCAACAAATTAAAAAACAATTTGAGCATTACCTTGATCCAAGACAAGTGCAGAGACTACAAAAAAATCCTTCACTGCTAAAATTAGGTGGTGAAAAAAAATATTGCACCTTCTTATTTACTGATGTAAGAGGCTTTACATCTCTTTCTGAAAAACTAGAGCCAGAACAGGTAACCTATATAATGAATAAAGCACTCACAGTTCAACAGCAGTCAGTGCAGTCAAATGGTGGCATGGTTGATAAATACATTGGTGATGCAATGATGGCAATATTTAATGCACCAATTGATTTAGAACATCATGAAACAAAGGCTTTGAATTGCGCAGTAGAGATACAAGAAAAAATGAAAATACTAAATGATGAACTGCAGGCAGAAGGTATTTTGCCAATCCAGATTGGAATTGGAATAAATAGTGGATATGCCACAATCGGTAATATGGGCAGTCAAAATAGATTTGATTACACGGCTATTGGTGATGCAGTCAATGTTGCAGCAAGGTTAGAAAGCGGCACAAAAGATGCAGGGGTTGATTTGTTGATTGGTCAAACTACAGAAAATGCTTTAGAATTTGATCTTGTTCCTTTAAAGCCAATAAAGGCAAAAGGCAAAAAAGAAAAATTACAGGTGTATACGTGGGAATAAAACTCAACTTAATACTAGGTGGATTACTTGTTTCAAGCATTGCAGGATCAGCTTGGTATATTGATCGGCTTCAAGATAATATTTCAACTCTAAAAGCAAACGCACAAACTCTTGAAAAAGAAATTGCTGAACAAAATGCAAAAATCAAACAACACCTTGAAAAACAGCAAAAGACACAGGAACAAATAAACACTTTAACTGCAAAAAATCAAGAAGCACAAAGGGAAGTAAACAAACTAAGAAACACTTTTGCAAAACATGATCTTGATAATCTTGCACTTGCAAAACCAAAACTTATTGAAAACATAGTCAACAAAGGCACAAAAGCAGTGAAAGATGAACTTATTGCGCTTACAGACCCCAATCAATTTGATAAAAAAGATGAAGAAAATAATTCTTAGTTTTTTTGTTATATCTTTAACAGGATGCACTTCGTTCCCCTTAATGCAGAGTAAACCTGTTGAGGTTGTAACAATAGCAGAGCCAATGCCAATGTATCACCCTCCACTTCCAATGGAAGTTCAACTAGTTGATATTGATTGGGAAATATTAACTCCAGAACTAATGCAAGAATATCTCAATCTTATTGAGCAAGGCTCTGCACCTGAAACTGCGTATTATGCTCTTACATCAAAAGACTATGAAAACCTTTCAATGAATATGGCAGAGGTAAAAAGATACATAAGAGATACACTTTCAATAATAGAATTTTATAGAGAATATGAAGATGATAAAAATTCGTCAGAAGAAAAATAATCTGATAGACTTAATTCTTTCAATATAGAGGAGGACGATATGTTGGGAATGATAGGAGAATGGCTAGGAATTATTACTGGCGTTGTTTGTGGAGCATCCATAATTTGCGCTTTAACTCCGACACCAAAAGATGATCAAATGATCGCAAAACTTTATAAACTTATTGAGTTGCTTGCTCTTAACATAGGAAAAGCAAAACAGTAATTTATGACTGCATCAGTTGAGCCATTTGTTTACAATGCAATTTTAGAAAGAGTTGTAGATGGTGATACTATAGATGTTACTCTGGATTTGGGTTTCAATGTATTCTTAAAAAAGCAGCGCTGCAGGCTCGCAGGAATAGACACTCCTGAATCCAGAACTAGAGACCTTGCTGAAAAGAAACTTGGTCTTGAAGCAAAAGCAAGATTGACTGAATTATGTGGACACAATTTAAAAATAAAATCATTAGGGCGAGGTAAGTTTGGCAGAATACTTGCTATCCCATTTACAGAAGATGATGAAGATATTTGCAAAATACTTATTAAAGAAGGGCATGCAGTTGAATACTGGGGTGGTAAAAAAGCAAAACAATGGGGAGATTACTGATATGAAAATTTCACAGGAAGGCATTGCTCTTATAAAACATTATGAAGGTTGCAAGCTTGAAAGTTATCAATGCAGTGCAGGTGTTTGGACAATTGGCTATGGCTCTACAAAAAATGTAAAAGAAGGAATGTCTATTGATGCAGAAAAAGCAGAACAACTTCTTATTAAAGATTTAGCAATATTTGAAAAAGAAGTGGCAAATCTTGTATCTGTTCCTCTTGAACAAAATCAATATGATGCAATTGTGTCTTGGACTTTTAATCTTGGCAGCAGTAATTTAAAAGCATCAACCATGCTCAAAGTTTTAAATAATGGTGTTTATGAAGCAGTTCCAGAACAATTAAAAAGATGGAACAAAGTTAAGGGTGTTGTCAATGATGGTTTAGTCAAAAGAAGAAAAAGTGAAGCATTATTGTTTGAGGGTAAAGACTGGACACAAATCTAAATGGCTTTAAGTAAAACACAATCACGAAAGCTTGGCATCTTGCTTGCAATCATGTTTGGTGAAGATTTAGATGATGCATTTATACAAGAAATGATTGAAGGTGGATATATAAAACTTAAAGGGAGTAACTATATTCTTACGCCAAAAGGACTGGATGAAAAAAATAGATTATGCACTTTAGCAGGATTAAATATCATGTATACATCTGAACGTAAGCTAGAAGAAGATATTAAGAAAAATCTTTCATAAGAATATAAAGTAGACCACCCCAAATACTGATCCAAAGCGCTACAAAATACCAAGTAATAAAATCACTTATGAACATTTATGACTACTTATTTTTTGCAAGGTTACATCTTTCCCACATTTTGAACAATAAATTCTAATTTTTTTTCTTTTGTCATCATATTCTGTTTTTACGATGCCACCTTTGAAGGCAGTCTTTATAAAACCATTTCTTGCCTCTATATATTTAACTTGCTTATTCTTTTCTTCTTGCTCAAGTTTAAGTCTTTGTGCAATTACTTTATCTGTATATTGGCTCAATGTAACCTCCCTACTTCTTTAAATCCATACATCAATTTAAAAATATTTTCTAATTCTTCAATTGATGCATTATCAAGATCAGAAGGTAAATTTGCCACCCTGTTTAGTTCTCTGTGAACAAGTGCAAATCTTATAAATCTTTCAAGGTTTATTTCAAAAGATGAATTATCATCATACTCAAATCTTCTAAAGTCATTCATTTTGATCCTCTTTTAAATCCTCTGCCAACAATATTTGATGACTCAATAATGCCATCATATACTCCTGCTTTAAAATTTCCAACGTCAATTCGTTGGATATCCTCTCTGCTAAACCTTCCTCTATTTTCATCAACATAAATAAAGAATAAAGCATCTGCCATATTTTTAAAAAGAACTTTTGTTCCACCATCATCAACGTAATAAAATCTCATACTATTTTCTCCTAATGAAATTTAACATCATCAAATGATATAAAGCCCATACTTGGCTCAACTTTATAACCATCTGGCATAAATATTAAAGTATCAAGAACATGTTTTATTTCGTGTTCTACAGGCTTGAGGCTGCTTATATCGCCTTCATTTTCTTCACTGGTGTCTAAGCCTACGATCACACTTCTGCCTGCATACGAAGAATATGCTTCAAAATCATTTTTACCTTTGAAAGCAAAGTATCTATTTTTTTTTAGCAATCCTTCATCATCAATAATTGCAATGACGTTTTCTGATAAACGTACAGTATCAATAATGCTACATTGCATAATTTTTTTAATTACATCTAGTTGTTGATTAAATGATTTTGGTATATCCACATATGAGGTACTTTCATCAAATGGGTCAATTAGCATTGCATTTAAAGTTTTCATTATTTTACCCCCTCTACTTTTTCAAAATATCCATAGATTGATAATGCAACTCTAGGATTTATTTTGGCATGTCCATTTTCAAATCTAGCAATCATACTTCTGTTTGGCTTGCCATTTGAATAGTAACCTAAGTATTCTGCTAGTTCTTCCTGTGTAACATCATGCTCTTTTCTAAGTTGATGTAATTGTATTCCAGTCATATTTATCATTTCTTTCTCCAAAAATTATTCAATAATTGTTTACCTTCTACTTCAGTTGGACTATTTTCAGCAAAAGTAACCCCATACTTTGTAAGCACAATGGCTTCCCATTCCTCAATAAAATCATAGACCTTACTCTCAGTCCATTCAGTTTCATCAAGATCATTGCTATTCCATTCTAGATACCACATCACAAAATGCCACCACAGTCTTGGATTTGTTCTTCTGCAATATACTTTAACTTTTGCCATCTTTAAAATCCTTACGCATTTTTTCAAATTTACTGTGAGTTTTTTTCCACTGTTTGCCAACTTCAGATTTAGCAAATGCACTTTCTTCTTTCATTAACTGTGCAATCTCTGTGATTTCTTCACAAATTCCTGCAATACAGTTTTCCAAAAATATAACTTTCCCTTTTAATATAATGTAGTCAGAGTCAGCTATGTCTGGTGTCGTAGCAGTTGATCTATTATTTATTGCAGCAGCAGAAAGCACATCTCTTTTTTCTGCCTTTAGGAAAGCTTCCTTGAAATCTTTATCTTTAAGACCTGTATTACTTGTATCTGTTTTCCATTTGTTAATTTCATGCTCAAAGAAATCTCTTTCATACCAAATACGCCATCTCTGATTTTTAGAACTTTGTCTTTCACCAACAAAATATTTTCTACTAGCAAACTTTTTTCCAATAGTTCTGCCATAGTTTTGCACTATCTGAACAGTTCTAAGCTGATCTACTTCAAAGCTATCACCAACATCCATAGATGAAAGGGCATTGCGAACATCTTCACTTAACACACTATAAAGTCTGCCATTCTTTTTTGGCATCTTTACATTTTTTTCAATT